TTACCCCAACACTCGTCAATGATTGACTACTTTCAATTCCAGGAATATGACTTTGACTTGACGTTCCAAAACGAGGTGTAAATCCTACATTCTGAAAATTAAAATCAGAAGTCTGTGGATTTGTATTACTAGCACTAGAGTTAAGGATAGGAGTATCGTTTAAAAATATATCTTTTAATGCTGCATTGTTATATGCTGTTGTGCCTTTTGTAAGTCCTGCTTTTGATGCAGTAGCAAAACCTTCTATCTCTCCTTCAGATAATAAATCTTGGATCGTAGCAAACTGTCTACTATTTAAAGTATCAGGTGCTCTTGTTGGAGATGGTGGAGTAGGAGGAGGACCACCAGAACCTCTAATAACTTTATCTGTCATGCTTGTACCTGATTCGTGTCAATACCAGCAGAAATAACAACTGATCCTGTTACTATCTCACCATAAGCAATAGGGTGGCTAGTTCCTGCACGGCTAGTGTTTTGCACCCCAGAAAAACTGAATGATATTCTTGGATCTTCTTCATTTGAAAAATCAGGCAACTCAGGTAAAGGGAATAACATATCACTTACACCAGATAAAGTCAGTGCAGCACCAATTCCTGCTAATCCTTTTGATATCATTCCAACCTTGTGTAAACCAAACACAGGTGCTTTACCAAATGCCATTCCTAATCCTCCTGTACCCCCAAAAGAAATAAAAGATGCTCCAATTAATGCTGCTCCTAATAATATTTTTCCCATACCTCTACCACCACCAGCACCAACAATAACGGGAACAATACTTAAATCAGATTTACCTATTGGATTTTGCACATCTTTTTCTCCTATTTCATAATCATCTACTAATACTTTGTAATATCTTTGATTCATGTGGGCTTCTAACCCTTGAAAATTACTTGTTAAAAACCTAATTGCATCAGCAGTAGAATTTATTACAGCGTCTAATTCTTTATGGCCTACGAAGTCAGCTAATTCTCCGTAAAGTTTAACTTTTCTGAGCATAACGATACCTCTTACCAGTACATTTTAATAACCACTCAGAATATGGCTCTCTACAAGATAGTCTATCTGCTAAATGGTGTAAAACCATATCTCCAAGAAAAATAGCTACATGATTTAAAGTTGGGTGCATTATTGACATTAATAACACATCTCCAACTTCTAATTTTTCATCTGACCTAAGTTCTCTAAAACCTGTTCGCCAAGCATAATCTTCAAACAAAGGGTTTTCTAAAAACTCCTGTGGTGTCATATTTCTTGCATAATCTTTTAAAACAATTCCTTTTTCTTTTTTATACCAATCAACAACTAAACTCCAGCAGTCAGTTACACCCCATACCCACTGCCTTCCTAAAATATCTGGAACGTAACCATTTGGTATATATTTACCCCACTGTTCAGTTTTAGGATTAACAATGTACCAAGGTAATTTACTTTGTTCACAACTAATTTTATCTGCCTGACTTGCTTCTGGAGGTGTTATAGGGTGGCTATGAACAACGCCAACAATTTCACCTACATTATCTGCTTTTACATAATCTTCTGGGTCAATAATAAAACATTGATTATCTGTAATTGAAAGATTACGACATGGATAATATCGTTCTTTGCCCTTCACATTTAATAAGAGTCCACAAGATTCTCTAGGATCTTCACGTTGAGCATGAAGTAATGCTTTATATTTCCAACTCATTGCGTAAACGTACCAATACTAGGAAATAAAGCACGGGTGCATTGACGTTTAGGTGCTCTCACTCCAGCCATATCAATAGCCCCTGCTAATTCAAATTCTACTACATCTCTATTTTCTGCTGATTTACGATCTACTGTAAATACTTGACGTTTAAACTCTGCTGTAGGATCAGGTGTGCCTAAAGGATTACTACCGCCACTAAAGTTTGCAGCATCAATAAATCTTGCCATTGTTCTAATTCTTGTAAATATAGCACCTGTTAAATCATTACCAGCTGTTGTTTGATTAACAAGTAATAAAATAGCTGATATAGTTCCTAACGCATTACTAATAACAAGTTTTGGTCTTGGAATTTGACCACGCTGATATGCAAAACCTGTGGCTTCTATTGGAAATCTTTGATAAGAATTACCAGCCCAGACTATTTCACCATTAGCATTAAGATTAGATCCTGCATGAAATCTATATATTGTGGTCGCACCATGTAAAGAGTTATCTAGCTGTAATGTAAAAAGTTCAATAATTGCAGAAGGATTTATTTTTTGAACTTCACTAAATACAGGATCAGTACTCATGGTTCAAATACCTCTCTAAATGTTGCCTGTATTGTTGCTCTGTTTACATAAGGAATTGATTTGCTCCATGTTTCACAGACAAACTTAGAAGAACTAGTTTCTCCTGGTGGAGTGAAATCGAAACTTGCACTATCATTTGCTCTTGCATCTAAAAATGTCTCTATAGTATCTGCATCTGTTTCCGAAACATTAAAAGTCAAATTAAAAACTTTTGGATTTTGATGCTGTGCTAAACCAAACAATATTCTGTGTTCATAACCATCAGCAAAACGTACTGTTCTTGTATTTGGTGCAGAACTTTTTTGCTGTCCGTATGTAGGAGTAATTGAAGGAAAAGTAGCCATTATGCAAGTAAACCTCCAGGTCTTTTTTGCTCTAATAATTCAGATTGTACTGCAACCGATATAAGTCGACCAAGTTCTCTACCTCTTTGCTCATCACCTTCAACTGAAGATCCAGATGCATCTACATTTACTATAACATTTGTAGATCCGCCACCTAATTGATGGTTTGGTGTAATCATTCCAGAAGATCCAGGAGTAAATAGTTCTGGCCCACGTTCTCCAACTATGTAACTTCTACCTCTACTAACTGGCCCACCTTCTGCTCTAAAAAAGCTTCCTATTCCTGGTAAACCTCCCAATGTCGAACTAACAGCAAATTGTATAAGTGATCTTTGAATCTGTGCAAATACACTTCGAGCAACATCTCCTAATGTTTTTGTTCCCTGTATTGCTCCCTCGATAGCACTAACAATTCCATTTTCAATCGAAGAAGCAATATTATTATAAAGATCTAAAGTTATTTGTAATGAGAAGTTTTCTTTTTCTAATTTTTCATTTACTTCTAATTGTTTTCTTGCTTTAGTTAACAAGTCATTTAATGCTTTGTCGTCAAGATGACTATTATTTTCTTTAATAACAGCTATTGCAGATTCAATTCCAAAAGAACTTTGTAAAGCATCTTGTTTCTTTCTTAAATTACCCTCTTCAGTTTGAAGAACTTTCAATATTTCATCTGCATCATTCCCTCCAATACCTAAAATATTATTAATTCCTAATCTATTTGATATTCCACTTAATGTAGATGAGAGAGTATTTAATTCTGCATCACTTCTTCCAGCAAATTGAAAACCTCCTGGGCCTACATTAGTATCAAATGCTCTTGTTATAGGATCTACTTGCCTCAATGCGTTTTCGCTTGTACCTAATACAAATTGTTTAGCTGTTCTCGGATTATCTTTTAAAAATTGTCTAAACGCTTTAGGATCTCCTTTTTCTAATGCTCTTAATTGATTACTGATTTTTGCTTCTAAAGCTTGCCTTCCAACAACACTGTTCATAAGCTCAACAACTTTTGCTAATGGCCCTGCTGCTAACATTTGAAATTGTGTTGTTAATATTCCAAACAGTCTTGATAATTCTTCCATTTCTGTACTAAATTTTTGAACATCTTTTACAGCAACTGCTCCTAACGAATTACCTAAATCTCTAGTAACAAGTTCATTTAATTCTGCTTGTCTTCCCTGTCTTTTTAATGCTTCTGCTTGTTTTTGTATTGCCTTACTACTGAACAGATTACGATCTGTCATCATTTTTAATGCACCTTCAGTAGTATCTAATGCTTTACCAAATTCAGTTAAACCTTTTATAAGTCTATCTATAGCAGCACCAACAGATGTACCAACAAGAGATAATGCAAATCCGAATTGACCACCTAATAAACCACCTACACCACCACCAGCAGCACCACCAGCAGCAGCCCCCAAACCTTGCCCAAATAACAATGGGAAAGCACCACCAATTAAAGCATTTGAAGTTGCTTGGCCTCTTCTTGCTCTAGCTGTACGACTACGACCTGTTAATCCTTGTCTAATTCTATTAAAAGGATTATCTAAAATACGTTGTCTTCTTCTTCTACTTGATTGAGAAAGCATTATTTCATTACTTTTTTCAAGTTTGGTTTGTTTCTCAATATTCCTAGTTATTAATTCTTCAAAAGTTAAATCTTTACGTTTATTTTTTAGACTTCTTATTTCCATTTGTCCTAATTTCGATTGCAATTCAAATTGTTCTCTCTGAATTTGCAAACTTCTTCCTTCTATATTGACGCTTTGACCAAATAAACTTTGACCTGGTTCTATTGAAGATCTTTGAGGTAATGGTGATCTAGGTGGGAGTGGTGAAGAAAGAAAGACATCAGATCTAGGTGGTAATGGAGAACGTAAATTAGCAGGAACAGCCTCTCCAGGCCCTATTGGTCTGCTATGTGGGGAGTTTTTATTTGCACCTCTCATTAATTTTCTTCTTCTACGCTCTATAGAACTTGCGACAGGATCTCTACCAACACCTGTTCCTGGTAAATTCATAGGTCCTGTGCCTCTTAGCCTTTGTAAAAGCAAATCACGTTGTCGATATTCTTTATTTAAATCTTTTTCTGCTCTTATTAACTGTCTTGCAGCTTTTTCTTGTAACTTTGTTCCAGAAGCAGCAGCATTAAAATTTGTTTTTGCATCTGCTAATACTTTATTTAAATTCTCAAAACTTCTTACTAATAAACCTTGTTGTTTTGAAGCGGTTTTTAATTGATGCTCTAAAGATTTTATTTGATTAGTTGTATTCCCAACAGTTTTATTAAAATCAGTAAGTTTCTTAGCACCTTTTAAAGCAACAGCAATATCTACGTTATAATTAGCCACTTGCTATAAAAATTAAAACATTTTCTCTATATTACCTCTTTTTACCTCTTAAAGCATTAGATTTTTGTGCTTGTTCTCTTTGTTTTTCATATTCTTCACTTTCTAATTCTGCATAAGCTATCCAACCAATTAATTCTTCTGCTGTAAGTTCTTTACACAATTCATTAACAGTTTTACCTAATTCTTTTGCTAAAGAAAATATAAATCTCCAATCTTTATTAGCTTTTCAAATCAGCCTTCGCTGTTGCAACCTCCTTATTTATTCCTGCTTCAATCATTGCCAATTGTATTTCTTGTAGAATATTTGCTTCAATTTCTCTTCTTAAAGAAGCTTTATCTCCATCTTGAAATATTTTATTTCCGTCTTTATCTAAAGCTTTTTCTATCATAAGTTGAAGAGCATAATTATTAGCATCATCAGAACCACTTTTTTTCTGAATAGCCTCTCTTTCTGCAATAGTTAATGGATGCCAATAAATAGAAAGAATAATTTCATCATCCTTTTTTACGTCATGTTTATAAAGTTGAGAAACCCCAAACTTGTTTTTTAAAAGATCAATTGCTCTAGTCATAAAATTAGTATACTTACTTTAGTATACTAAGCGTTAGCGGTAAATTGGCAAGATATTAAGCCAAGAAAATGTGAAGAGTCATCTAATTCAATAGGAGCAGGGCCGACAACATCAAGCACTCTAGGATCACAACTAAAAGTATCTGTATAATCAGAAGCATTAACAGAAGTAAGTCCATCAATAACAGCTTCACCTAAAGAAGATAGAGTAGCACTACCTTTTCCTCTTGGAACATAGATATTACATTGAATTACACCGGAGTAAAAATTCTGTGATGCACCTTGAGTTTGTGTCGTAGCTTGTGCAAAATCTATTGACATAACAATATATTTTTTAGTTTTACCTGGTGTTTTATAAACCATATTGTCATAAACCATTTCTACAGTTGGATCAACATCTGTAACTGCATCTGTAACTGCTTTTTCAAAAGCTGCTCTTGTATTAACTAAAGTCATAGATTTTCATAGTCAACAAATACAGAGCTAGGATCTCTAAATTGACCAATTCCTCCCCCTCTAAATCTAACATTTGTTTGATCTCCTCTAACACCAGTACCAAATGTAGCAATACCAAGTTTTGCTTTGTCATTGAATATGCTATTTATAAGTGGTTTTAATTTTCCTTGAACATATTGAGGTATTTGACTATTAGGAGAAGCTAAAGCTCTAGCTGCATATTGTGATCTATTACCAATAAATACTTTAGAAAAAACTTTAAAATTTGGTATTTCATCTATGAATCTAGGTTCAATAACTGCTTGAGGATTATTTTGATTACCAGTTCTTGTAGGTCTTATATTACTCCAAGGTGCAACTGATTCTCTTGCCTCATCAGGTCTGGGTCTTTGAGTTCTAGCTGTCCAACTTGAAGCAAAAAAACCTGTATCTACTGGACTATATCTTTTTGTAGACAAATCAGTTATTACAGCACGAACAAAAGTATTTAAGTCACGTTCTAAATTCCCAGTAAGGTCTCTTTCTATATTTTCAATTCCTTTACTTCTAGCCATCAGAACCTCACCAATAATGTAAACAGATAAGTCTGTCCACCTTGTCTTGTATCTATATTAACTATCTG